GGATTAACAAGAACGGCACTGATGTGCCGTACGGGGCCCACCGCTATACGATCAAGGGAAATGATTACTTTGCGGTTAATTGGAACTTCTCTATAGACTTAACCGCAGGGCAGTACGTCGAGATGTATTGGGCCACAGACGACACTACCTTGTCTTTGTACACCGAAGCGGCGGCGACGCCACACCCCGGGGTACCTTCAGCGGTAGTTGCAGTGTCGTTCGTAAGTAATGTATAGGGTAGGCACCCTTAACAGATAGGTGCAAAATGAACTTTATAGAACTGTTTGATGCAGTAGTGCACGAATGCAAACCGACGCTAGGTGACTACAAAAAACCGGAAAGTATGGACGTTGAGCTGTCAGACCTTGGGCTAGATAGCCTAGACTTTGCCCTAATCTTTATGACCCTCGGGGACATGCACGGCATCCCGGAAGAGATTGGGAGACAATCCACCAGACCTCACAACCTTGCAGAGCGCGAAAGATTTCATCGACGAGCACAAGATCAAAACGTTCGATTCGATGGAAGAAGTGATGGAGGCAATTAAATGATATACCTTACTCACTGCGAGACTATTTGCACAGAAACCACTACGCTAGTAGATGATATTCGCTACCCTCAACGAGCACATATTATTCCTGAGACGTTCCGCCGTGCTAAATCTGGTATGTCGTACCCACCCCACAAACTGCTCGAGAGTGTGGTTACAAAAGAAGCCCGGGAGTATGTGCACAACAACCCAACGTCGGGTAAAACAGCGTTCATATTCGCTGCCGGCAACCAAGGCTAGATGGGTAACAACGGGCGCTACGACAAAGACCCCGAAGCCACCCTTCACTACAAGGTCAAGGTACCGTTTATCGTGCTGACTAACATTTATGCGGGGCGTATAGCCAGCATGTTTGGCCCTGTGGATCACGTATCTACCGATGCAAGCGCCTGTGCGTCTAGCCTCAAAGTGCTTATGGATATGTACAATCTTGTGACCAACTACGGGTTTACCCGTGTCATTGTGTTGAGTGGTGAGGATGCGGTTAACAACCTGTCGTTAGAGTTTTTTGGTGAGGCTGGTGCCAGCATACAGGCAGAGCAAGATATGCAGCCCTCGGCTTTTGATGAAAAGAACCAAGGGTTCTATCTGGGGCAGGGCGCGGTTTTGTCGGTGTTTGAGACGCAGCCAGCCAAGCAACCGCGGGCTAAATTCCTTGGTGCGTACAGCGCAGCAGAGGACAATACTAACCCGTTAGGACAACGAGAGGACGGCGCGGGATACAGTAAGGCGGTAGAGGGTGCTTTGTGGGTGGCCAAAACACCCGCAGATAGTGTACACATGGTCAAAACGCATGGTACTGGTACGCCAGTCAATAATGCTGCAGAGAAAACGGCCCTTACACGTTCTCTACCTGAGTTTGTGGCGACGTCATACAAACCACGTATCGGACACACAATGGGTGCCAGCGGCTTGTTGGAGACTGTTCTCATGCTTAGAGATATCGAAAATGGTAAACTACCCGCGATTCAGAACCGTACGGATTCTGATTCTGTTTTCGTGTCTTCGGATACTCCCGTACAGGGAGATAAGTTTCTCAGTCTAGCGGCGGGCATGGGTAACATATACGCTGCTGCATTATTTTCGTCGGAGGTGTAATATGAACGCGATTAACAGCAAAGATAACCCGCTACCTGCACCCGAAGTCATTCTTCGGTTTATCAAAGACTTTAACGACACCGAATACTCTACAGAGCAAGTGATGTTAGCTATCGCAGCAGAACTTAGTGCGCCTGAGACAGACCAAGTGCAGATGGGGAACACAGTGTTCCTTGGCCAAATTGGCAAGGGTAAGTATAAGGACGTGATGGTAGGACGTGCGCTTAATATCGACACAGCTCGTAACTTTTTGAACCACGGGCTGAAGTACATCGCGTACCTACAGGATAAGGGTATCCGGCACTACCGTACGGATTTTAACAACAAAGAGTATCTAACCGCGTTCCAGTTCTGGTTCAATAAAAGTCAGGGGTCTGACACAGAAATCGGCGTCGACGAATTATCGGACGGGACTTACCGCGCACAGATACTCATCGGGGAAGAATCTCTACAAAGGTTTTGGAGTGAATAAATGCCAGTCCTAGTTCCTCTCTTTATCGGGGCGAGCGCCGCTGCCGTAGCTATCACCGTTGCTAATGCCCCTGTTATAGTCGCTGGAATTGTAGGGGTAGGCGCTGCCGTTATATCCAAAAAGACAGGTATATCGGACAAGATTTACGAAGAGATCGTAAAGCCGGTTGGTGATCTAGTAATAGACGTATTCAAGTCTGATATTGGCCAGTTTGTCCTTAAAGCTGCAGCTGCGCTTACTCCGGGTATGCAGTGGGCAATCCCGTTGATCGACGCCGCGGGTACATTAGCAAACGGTGGCGACTTTAGCGACGCGCTGAAGTCTGCGGCTATCTCGTACATCAGCAACAAAGTGGGTCGGCTTGGCGGAGAACTGACATCGCAGGCATTGGTTGATGCTGGGGCGTCAGAGTTTGCTACGCAGGTTATTAGTTCCGCGGCAGGTTCCGGCGCGGGCAGTGCGACGGTTGCACTCATTATGAATCAAGACCCGGTAAAGGCGTTTATTCAAGGCGGTATATCTGGCGGGCTTAGCGCTGCAGCCGGATGGTTGGAGACCAACACTGAGGGCGCGTTTTCGAAACTACCCGATGCGGCTCGCAACGTAATCATCTCGGGGCTTTCCGCCGCGCTTACTGGTAAAGAACTTACTCCAGACCTCGTCTGGAACGCCCTGCTCACAAGCGAGGGTGTAACAAAGACCATAAACAACTTCCTCGGGGAGAACGTCGGGCTTAAAGATAGCCTTACAGAGAATCAGATCAGCGCGCTTACACTCGCCATCCAGCGTACTACCGCCACGGCGTTTAGCGGCGGTGACGTACCTGACGCTATTCTCAATCAGCTTAGCCAGTACGGCGAAAAAGAGTTTGGCGAGTGGCTGGATAACAGCAAGTTCGGCGATACGATAAACAATTCCCTAGACAAAATAACTGGGGATTATCAACGTACCGAAGCCCAAGCCAAAAAGATGGACGGGGTTGTACAACAACACTCTAGTGCAGTCGCTAACTATAACAGCACGGTTCAGCAGATCAATGCAGGTGTGAATGAGCAAGAGCGCCTGCGCACTATTTATGATCGGGCGCTGCAGAACTTCCAAGCCAACGAGAACCAGACAAACGCCGATGCGTTGACTACCGCGGTTAGAAATTTAAACAATTACGCAGCTGATTTCGACACGCGCTACACAAACACGCTCATACCCAATCTCAACCGCTACGAGCAGCAGGCCGCAGACTTAGCGGCGCAGTTTGATGTAGAGGCGGAAAAATATAATACGCTAGTCACAGACTTGTCGGTTTCCGCGGAACGCGTCGCCGAAGACCTTAAGCCCGTGTACAACGAGCTTGATCGGCAGTTTGTTAAGTTTATGGACCCGAACTTTAATGAGTCTGAGTACCGGCAGATCGCTGGGCTCGACGCTGACGACGATGCCTATCTGCACTGGCTGAGTGTGGGTAAGGAAGAAGGCCTGCCAAGCAACATGGCGGCGTACAAAGAAGAGTACGGGTCGTATCGGCAAAACATTATTAACTCCGTGCTGGATCGCGCGGGCCTGTCGCTCACAGATATGACTCAATTCGAGCGTGCGGCGTTTCTTGCGGATATCGACGGGCGGTATCCAACACTGCAAGACCTGCGCAACGCCCCAACACAGACGCTAGCCGACGAACTCCTCACCAACCAATCTATATCCGACCGGGCAACTGCGAAAAAGTACATCGCCGGATCGACACAGATCACACCAGAGATTAACGATGCATTGGCTCGCGCCGGGCTCGAACGGGGGTTTGTCGGGGAGTACCTAACCCAAGACGATGTTCGCGCGTTGACTACGCCTCCAGTGCAGACGCGCGAAGAGGTTGTTCGCCCCACGGACGTCACCGATACAGATATCGCCAATGGTTCGGCGCAGTTAATCGTGAACAACGATGGCCTGCTTGAGTGGGGCCGCATAGAGGCGAACGTTCCATACTGGGATTCAAACCTCAAGAGGCTCGTGAAGAGAACCCCCTATATCGTAGGTACTGAATTTCACGGCGGGTACAACCTAGTAGACGCTTTCACTGGGGAACGCGTTGATAACGTGCTTCGGCTTACCATCACTAAGAACTTAGGAGACTTACGGGAGGAAAACCCCAGCCTGTTTATTCAGGCTGTAGGGGGCCTCAGTGAAGCTGCCGGTGCGATTATTGACACGCAGGTTGGGCAGGCTGTGTCTGAGTTTGCTCGGAACGTTGTAAAATATATTCAGACTCCTACTGAGATAGACACGTCTGATATGTCTCCTGAAGCCGCCGCGATTGCTGAATATCTTGTGGATAAAAATAACGCGTACAAAGAGAATATACTCAACGGTGCTGGGTTAGCGGCACAAGCGGGTGGCGACATACTGAGCGGGTTTAACGGCCTTTTTATATACGCCAACATCGACCCAAAAACCACGCCGTTTGCAGGGTGGGCAGACGACCTCATCACCGTGTCTACCCAGTTAAAAACTCCAGAGTGGCAAGAGGCGTTCGACCGCGCAGACATGCGCCGTAGGGGCATTGACCCAGCTACTGGGCAGCCCATCGAGCGCGAGTTTAGCCGCCTCAACGCACTGACCGATTTTGTGGGGGCGATTGAAGAAGCGCCTGTGCAGTTTGTTGTTGAGGCTATTGGGGTTGAAGTAGGTCAGGAACTTATTTCGTGGTTTCTCGGTGGCGCGGTCACAAAGGTAGCGAAACTAAGCGCGCGGGGGGATGGGGAGAGAGATAGGCGAGCAAATGGCTCGGCGGATAACCGCGAGTAATGTCTTTGCTTTAGATATCGCCGAGTCTGCGGGGGGCGCTGCCGGTAGCGCGTATGACGAGTCGCTAAGCGCTGCGCTTAACTCTGGTATGAGCCAGAGTGAAGCAGAAACCTACGCCGTTGACATAGCTAAAAACGCTGGGATTATAGCCGCCACGATAACGATTGCGTCTGCGGGTGTCGGCGGTAACGACTTTGAGCGGCTTATGCTCGGGGTCGACAACCCCGGCGCTGTGGCTAACGCGTTTGATTTCTTAGTAGACAGGATCGCGACCGGTGGCTCCGTAACGATAAAAGAAGGTATTCAGGAGGCCATAGAAGAGGGGTTGCCCTCACTGTACGTTGAAACGAGTTTGGCGCAAATTGACCCGAACCGCGGAGACATCCTCGATTCCGTAGCGCGTGACGCCCTGTTCGGTGCGTTTGTTGGTGCAGGTACGGCGGGGTCGATGTACACAGGCAATGTCGCTGCCGACGTATTGTTCCGCACAAACGCTGCAGTGCGTGACGCCATCACTAATGGTGGGTCAGACCCAGAAGGCACGAAGGCCGCGTTGACGCGCTTAGGGTTAGACGACGAAGTCGCGCAGAACAACCTGCTCAGCACCGTTAACGATGAATACCACAGCAACGGAGATGTATCCCGTGCGTTCTCGGCAAACCCTGACTTCCGCGTAACTAACGCAGACATCCTAAACGGCGTGTTGAACTCCACAGGGCAAGACGTCACCACGTACGTGAACACCTACGTCGACCAGCGCTACGTCGATATCGCTGAGGTAAAGGCAGCTGCAGCTGCCGAAGGCGTCACGCTCACTGACGCGCAGGCGCAGGATATGGTCACACAGACCGCTGACCCCGAAGCTACGCAAGCTGCGCTGTATTCGATCCAGCAGAAATACGATCCGTATGCAGTCACCGAGCAGGAAGCGCGCGAGGCGTTTCAAGCGCAGGGCTTTGACCCATCTGCTGAACAGGTTGCGCAGTTCGTGCGGGAAGGCGCTGAGGACAGTACCCTCCAAGAGCTGTCACAGTTTGTCGACGTTAATCAGGTTACTGAAGAAGAGGCCCGCCAATACTTTGCGGACATCGGCTACGATGCGACTGACGAAGAAGTCGCGCAGTTCGTGCGGCAACAAGCTGAATCCGAAGTACAGAACGAAGTCGGTGCGTACACAGACCTCCGCATGGTAGACGTCGATGAAGTCCGTTCCGCATACGAAGCACTTGGGCTGTCTCGCCCAACACAGGCAGATGTAAATAAACTTATAGGTCAATACGCCGAAACAGACCTCGCGGGCCGCGCAGAAGAGAACCTGCCGAAAGCACAATTTAACTCGCTGCAGGCACAGCTCGAAGAGTTCCGGCAGGCCCTCGAGAATGGGGGGGTGCCATCAGATCAGATTGAACAGCGTATTGAAGAAGCTAGTACGGCGGTTCGCGCAGAGCTTGAGGCGCTGGGCTACACGCTTGACGAAGATATTGGCGAGCTGCGCGACGATGTTGCAGCCTCCGAACAGCGGTTGCTGGACCAGATCACAGCAAACGAAGAAGCGGGCATGACCCGCGATGAGGCCATTCAAACTGCCGTTAACGAGCTAGCTACCGAGTTTGGTGTAGCACAAGAGGACATCTTTAGGCGCATTGGGGAGACAGAGCAGTCTCTCAACGACCGTATTTCCGGCGTCGAAACCGCCGTAGAAGACCTCGGCACCCAGCTTGGTGAAGTAGAAGCCTCGCTTCTTGACCGTGTGCAGGAGCTAGAGGATGCTGGCATCCAGCGGGACGACGCTATCCAGTCTGCTGTAGACGACCTTGCCGCGGAGCTTGGCACTACCCGCGAAGAACTTCTCGCGGAAATCGGAGCTACGGAAGAAACGCTCCTGCAGACCGTTGCCGATACGCAAGCAGCGCTTGAGACACGGATTACCGGCGTCGAAACTGCCGTCCTTGACCGTGTGCAGGAGCTAGAGGATGCTGGCATCCAGCGGGACGACGCCCTTGGCACTGCCTTGGGCGAGCTCGCTACGGAGCTTGGTGTCACTGAAGAAAGCCTGCTTCAGCAGATCGGGCAGACTGAACAGTCGTTGCTGGATCAGATCGGCGGCCTTGAAACTCAAATCGGTAACGTCGAAGATGCGCTCTTTGCACGGGTGCAGGAGCTAGAAGACTCGGGCATTGCGCGGGATCAGGCACTGCAGAGCGCGCTTAGCGAGTTGGCAGGCCAACTCGGCGTTACTGAAACGACACTGCTTACCCAGATGGGGGAGACCGCACAGTCCCTGCAAGATCAGCTTACCGGCTTCGAAACTTCAACTCAGTCCGACCTAGATTTTATCTCGTCGCTCATTGGCAAACCTGCTCGTGATGTTACGCAGGTTGACATCGACTTTGTGGCTGACCTGATTGCGCAGCAAGAAGTTATCACGGACCTAAGTATGTCGCAGCGTCAATACGACGTGACGGGTGACGGTCAAATTACTCAGGACGACTTCGCCCTGCTTGAACAGGCATTGGCGGGCACCGATACTACCTTTGCTCCGGGGTCTATTTTTGGCCCCGCTACTGGGATATACGCACAGCAAGAGCAAAACCTCGCTACGCAGCTTGCCGCAGAGCAGCAAACGCAGCAGCAAATTGAACAGCAAACCCAGACCCAAACTCAGCTTGCGACACAACTACAAACCCAAATGCAGGCGCAGGACGAGGCAACACGGCGGCGCGCGTTTGGTGATTTTGTGCAGCAGCAAGAAGACGTGTACGGCCAGCGTGTAGACGCACGTACGCCTGACCCGATGCGGATTAACTACTTCTACGACTTCCAAAGCATGTTCGCTACGCCACAACAGGCGGCGCTGTTCCCCAGCCCCTATGCTGAGGGTGGACAAGTAGAGGGTACAACTGATAAGTTGTTACGTATAATCGGAGAGATGCAATGACGTTATGGTCTGACGCTTTAGATGCTTTAACTAACGCTGCCAGCAACGTGGATATGGGTGCGCTGCTATCGCTCGGAGCCAGCTACGCTATAACTAATTCAGGTTCGGAGTTCTTTAGCGGCACTTCGCCCCAAGTAGGCTATCAAGGTGGCATCCCAAGCTACACGTTTGAGCGTGCAGAAGTACCCGGTGCGTTTGATCCTGATCGGCGTCCCGGAAGCTCTGGGCAGCGGTATATGTCCCAGCGGATGTTTACGCCAGAAGGGCAAGCAAGCGCCATGCCTGCACTGGAGCAAGAGGCTCAAGGGCTCGCTGCGCTCAACGCTGCCAATCCAATGCGGCAATCTCGTCCAGCAGCTCCACCGCCCCGCCAGCAAGAAGCGCAACAAGGCAATCGCTCCCCGATTGTATCTCGGGCCCCTGCACGGGTTATTGAGGATCGTCCTGTTATGGAGACCTTAGAAGGACTAGCGGGTTATACCCCCCGGTACGCTGCAGGGGGCATTGCGTCTATACAACCAAGAAAAGGCTACTATCTTGGCGGCCCTACCGATGGTATGGCAGATCAAGTTCCGGCGCAGATCGACGGACGCCAGCCAGCGGCACTTAGCGATGGCGAGTTTGTCATCCCTGCAGATGTCGTCAGCCATCTTGGCAATGGAAATTCGGATGCTGGGGCAAATCAACTCCACGGCATGATGGACCGTATAAGGCAGGAGCGGACCGGAACAACGCAACAAGGCAAGCAGATTAATCCTGCTTCCTTTATGCCCACGTGAGGTAAACCATGGCAGGCGAAACCACAAACCCTACGACCGGCACTACAAACGTAGACCCGATGGCTGGGCAGCAGACTGGTACGGAGTCTTCGCTTTCTAACTGGGCTGGCCCCTACGTCACCGACATGCTCGGGCGCGGTCAGGCCATGGCTAATCAGCCGTACCAAGCGTACATGGGGCCGCTCACCGCTGGACCCTCTGCTGCGGAATCGGCGGCGTTCCAAGGTATTGCGGGCTTGTCCATCCCTACGGACCAGATGGGCGCGTATGTACCCCAGCAGTTCACTGCGGAATCTGCGCAGCAGTACATGAACCCGTATCTGATGGCGTCACTGCAACCGCAGATCGACGAAGCTCGTCGCCAAGCCGAAATACAACGGGTGCAGGACGCTGGGCGGCTGACGCAGGCTGGTGCTTTTGGGGGCTCTCGGCAGGCAGTTATGGAATCCGAAGGCAACCGCAACCTCTTGCAGAACCTCGCGGGGGTCACCGGTACCGGGTACGCCAGCGCATACGACCGCGCCATGCAGCAGTTTAACACTGAGCAAGGTCGCCAGATGGAAGCGCAGACCGCGGCTAACACCTACGGCCTTGCTGGCCTAACAAAGCAGGCTGAACTCGGCGGTATCGAGCGGGGCATCGGCCAAGCAGGTATGGACGCAGACCGCATGCAGTTCGAAGAAGAGCGCGACTTCCCGTTCAAGCAGGTCCAGTACATGCAGTCACTCCTGCAGGACCTGCCGATCGCGGCGCAGTCCTACTCGTACATGCAGCCCAGCCAGCTGTCGTCGGTGCTATCCGGCGCGGGGGGCATCCAAGAACTATTTGATATGCTTACGGGCGGTGCGTCAGCAACCCCCGCTACTGGCGCAACTCCTTAAGAGGGTCTACGATGGCAATCGACCAAGAAATCCAACGTAAAGTAGACGCCTATCGGGGCAATCCGCAGCAGCTTATGCAGCGGTACCAGCAGAATCAACAGCTGGTGGACCTCCTTGCGCTACAGAAGCTAAAGTCCGAGAAGGAAGCTGCGGCGCGCGATATGCAGATGAAGATGCAGCAGCAGCCGGGGACGATTGCGCAGCAGCGTGAAGCTGAGCTTCTTGATATGACAAAGCAAGAGATGATGCAGCAGACGCAAGGCGTCTTGCAGCAGCGTCAGGCGCAGCAGCAGCAGAATATGCAGCAGGTAGCTCAGCAGGGTCTCGGCGCACTTGCCAACCAGCGCCCTGCCGCTCCGCAGCCTGCGCCTCAAGGGGCTCCGCAAGGCCAGCCCATGCCACGTATGGCTCAAGGTGGGATCGTCGCGTTTGCGCCGGGTGGGTACGTCGGTGGGGTGACTCAAGAAGATATCGACGCGTATCGTGCGAATATTACAAGAAGTAGCGGGCAGAGCTCTCGTAACACTTTTCAGATGTCAGACGAAGAGATCGCACAGCGCATCGCAGCGTCACGCGAGCCAAGCTCGCGCCAGCGTAATAAGGCCGCTGCACGTCCGGGGTACCTAGATCGCATAATTAGCGGTAATTCCGCGGGCCCCACTGTGGGAGAACCCGGTGACAGTATCGGCACACTTTCGGGAGCTTCGCGGTCCGCAAGCGGCAAGGTACCGCTCGAAACAGCTCCGCTTATTCAGCGGCTGGAAGATCAAGAGGGTGGTCGGCCTGACCTCCTAGACCCAAGAAACCGAATTGTAGACCCGCGCCAACCGGGGACGTCTGACGCAGAAACCGCGCGTATGGGGCAAGCGCCAACTACGGGGGGCATCTCTACGCTAGGCCCTGACACGGCGGCGGGGACACCTGATGCGGCTAGCTCTGGTATTGCGGGGCTTGGTGGCGGCCTACCCGGACTTGGCGGGGGCGGTGCAGATGCTGCGATGGAGCGTGGGTTCCAGATTTCTGACCAATACACCGGACGCGCAGAAAAAGCTGGCCGCTACGAGGATATGGAATCCGAGATGCGGGCCCTCGATGCAGAGCTCTACGACCCGCGCGAGGAGCGCCGGGATCAGCTCAAAGCGTTCTTGGCGGGCACTGCCAACACGACCAACTTCGGCTCAACCATGGCCGGTGGTACGTTGGCGTCGCTTAACATGCGGCAGAGCCAGAAGGCGGACCGTCGCAAGCGCCTGCAAGACGTCTTCGAGATGGCGGAGCGTGGTATGACACTTGACACTGCACTTGCTGAGGGTGGACTGCGTCTTGGGCAGTCGATGTATTCTGAGGCTATGGCCAACCAGCGCGCTGCGCTTTCCGCCGCTGCGTCATTGCGGTCCTCAGAGCTACGAGCCGAGGTCGATCGCGCGAAGCTCGAGTATGATAAACTGAAGGACAACCGTAGCTTTGGCTTGCAAGAGCGTGAGCTTGAAATCGAGCAGGCTCGTAATGAAGCTACTCAGGCGCTGACCGCGGCGGAAAACGCCACGCGTACTTTTGCTGCTGTGTCCCTAGCCCTTGACCGTGTTCAGGATCAGGAAGCCGCGGTTCGCGAGTATGTGGTAGAAGCCTCTCAACTGTCAACCTTACAAGATCAGCTTATGATGGCGACGGACGAAGAAGAAGCCGCAAACATACAGAAAGCAATAGCAGCTGAAGAGGTGGGTGTAGCTATTCGCGCGGAACAAATCTTTGACGATATGGGCGGCGTAGAGACACGCGACCTGCTTGCTGCAGAATTGCTCTCGTTTACGGGCACCGGTGCGTCTATGCTATCCATGAAAGATATTGCGCGTATCGAGCAGCTTGACGGAGAAGAGTAACATATGGCGCGGTATAATCTCACGCTTAAGGATGGCTCTGCGTTTGAAGTAGAGGCACCAGCAGGCGCTTCCCAAGCGGAAATCCTACGCCGCGCCAATCAACAGATGTCCGTCCGCGGGATGAACGAGCGTAGGGACGCACGCACTGCAGAGCGCCAAACGCAACTTGCCGAATTGGACGCAATGCGGCCCCCGCGGCGGGGGCCAGAAACTGGCTTCCTCGGGGGATTTAGTCGGGGGTTTCGGCGCGGGCCTTGTCGGCATCGGTGAGACCGCAGCACTCGGTGCCGCTACGCTGCTCGACGAGGAGCAAGAACTCGCAGCGCGTGAGCGCATCCAGAACGCGGCCAGCGCCATTCGGCCCAGTATGGGCGACGAGGAAGACCTCGCCTACAAAAATCGGCTCTACCTTCGGCTCGATCGCCGGGTTTATCGGTGCAGGTGCCGCCGTTAAGTATGGTGCGGGCGCTCTCGGTCTTGGCGTTGCCGGTGCAGGTATCGCGGGCCTTGTCGGCGCGGGTACCCTTGGTGTTGGTGCAGCTACTGGTGAGGCAAGTGAGCGTGCTCGCGCCGCCGGAGCCACCCAAGAAGAACGCAACCGCGCAATTATGCAAGCCATCCCAGTCGGTGCTTCCGAAGTGCTTCCGCTTCGCCGTATTCTGGGCAAGCTAACCGGCGACCTCGGCGAAGAATTGGTTCAGACTTTCCGCCAGCGCGTAGTCAGCGCGTTGCGCACTGGTGGCGAAGAAGCCGCACAGGAAGCCGCAGCGGGCATCGCACAGAACCTTATCGAGCGTGGCTACAACATCGACCAAGCCGTTCTCGAGGGTGCGGGCGAAGCAGCTGCCTTGGGCGGCGGTGCCGGTGCGACCATTCAGGTACTCGTGGACTTGTTTGCTGGCCGCCGTGCGCGCGGTGCCACTCCACCACCAGAAGGTCCAGCGCAAGGTGAGTTGTTCCCCGGCGCTGATCTTGGCCAAGCGCCCACCCGTGTCATGGGTGACCAGCGTGAGATGTTCCCCGAGGAAGACTTGGGTATGGCACCCGAGCGTCCAGACGAGCGTCAAGGCGAGTTGTTTAGCGCGCAGGATCAACAATCGGCAGCGTTTGCCCGCACCGCGCGCCGCGCGGATGAAGAGCGCGCCCGCCTTATGGAGCGCCCCATATCTGAGTTCGAGTCGGAAGGTGACCCGTTCTTAGAGCGTACCAAAGCCGAAAGAGATGCAGCTCGTGCAGGGATAGCTGGGCTACAAAGGCCCGAGCAGGCGGAGCCTGAACAGCGGGATATGATCCGCGAACTCGAAGCGGCGACAATCCCGGAAGAAGAACAGCGTGCTCAGGCAGCCGCCCGTGAGCGTGAAGGACTTCGCGCCGCTGGACGTGGTGACGAAGCTGCATTTGAGCAGCCTGACTTGTTTGCACTGCAGCAAGAACAAGAGCGCCGTCGGCTTGGACCTGAAGAGCTGCGTCGGCCCGACCAGTTCATGGATGTGCCGGAAGCGGCGGAGACAGTTACGCCCGAGCAGCCCGCTGCCATGGGTGATCTCGTGGATATGGCGGACCAGCGCCAGCGCACAGCGGCAGAAGATGCCGACATCGCAGACCAGCTCGCCGCTATCGACGCTGAAGAAGGCGCGCAGCAGCAACAAGCCGCGGCACTGCGCGCTGAGTCAGACATTGAGACCATCACCGGCCAGCAGGAAACGCAGCGGCAGCAAGCCACCGAGCAAGGTCGGCGTAGCATCCTGCAAGATGTTATTAAGAAGACCCCGAGCCGCAACTACAACCGCGTGTCTCGGATGTACGAGGATGCGCTCACAAAGGCGGGCTATCAGGGCGATAAAGCCAAGCCGACTGCGGCGGAAATCCAAACTATTCAGCGTGCTGTTAACGTACAGCGGGCCGAGCGCCCTGAGCCAGTGTCGCCTGTTGCAGAGCCGATTAAGCTGCCGCCTGAAGCTACGCAGCTGCAGGAGATGGAGTCGCGCATCCCCGAGCGCGCAGCGCAGCGCGAGCCAGAACAGCTTGGTATGCCCGGTATCCGTCGCCGGATTCAAGAAGCACCCGCGCGTGAGGGCATGGCCCCAGAGGCGCAAGCCGCACCAGAAACTGTAACCGACGAGATGCTTGACCAGATGGGTATCGCTCCGCGGTCGCCCATTCGGCAGCGCCTACGTGGTAAGGACTTAAGTGACCCTACAACGCGCGAAATCCTTACTTCTTTTGCGAATCAGCCACGTACTTCTCAGGCTGCAGAGTTGGGTATTAGCCGCCGCCTTGAGGGGGTTCCCGAAGAGCAACCCGACCTCTTCGCACCTAGCGGAAGACGTAGCGCAGCTGCGCAGCCAGCTCCGCAACAAACACCTGCAGGCCCCGCAGCTCAGCCAGCACCTAGTGCGCAGCAGAACGCCCCGCAACAACTTGAACTTTTCCCAGAGACCGCACAAGGGGTTACAGATGGCACTGCAGCACCTAACCAGCAAAGAGATCGAGCAAGCGTTCGCGGTGGTGGACGCGGCGTGGCAGGACCCGGAGGGGTCGGAGGTACGGGGGGAGGTGCCAGAACACCTACAGCACCTGAGCCCAGAGGACTGGGAGCACGTATCGCGAGCGCTGTACCTGCTGCAGCACCAAAAGCTGCAGAGCGTAGTACACTAGGGGAAGGCGGTACGCGTCGTAATGTTATGCCGACGCTGCCGCGGCGTCCGATAATCGACCCAAAAACTCTAAAGCCAATCGGCGAAGAGCGTGTCGGCCCGACGTCTCGTGCTCTTGCACCGCGCGAAAAGATTTCAGCAAAATCTGAACCCAAGGTCAGCGGTGACCAAGTCACCAAGCAGCTGAAGGATTGGTACGAGGCTAACGTCTCGGCACCGGCCAAACAGTTCGGCAAGAACTTGGGCATGTCGATCACAAGCCCGTTAACGATCGCCGACAAGGCCGCTATCTTAGCGCAGCTCAACACGAAGTCGACGAAGGAAAACAAGACCACCATCGGTGCGCTTAAGAAGTATCTCGGTGCATATCCTGACCCGGCCCTCGGCCTGCAGGATGCAATCGACGACGTAGTGGAGCAGACGCCTAACTTCCGCCGTACAGAAGACATGACCGACGGAGAGTCGGAGTTTTTTGGGGCGACCAAGGACGGTAAGACCCCCGCACGGGGTAAGAACGCAGCCCAGTACGTGCTTGATTGGGCCAGCAAGAATATGTCTGAAGCCACCAAACGGTGGACCGCTGGTAAAATCGTCGAGTCGAAGAACGCCATGCAGGCTATAGAGGCGTTTGAGTCTACTGACCTTGTCGCTACGCGGCGCGAACTAGAGAAAGCCTTCGAGGGTGGGTTCGACCCTACCAAGGATGCAGACAACAAGCGCCTCGCCGACGTGCTGGAGAAGCTGGGACTCGATGAGTCCGACCCGATGGTCCGCAGCATGCTCTATAAGGGGGGCATGTTTAACATGGCGGTGCCCCCGTCGCGCCACCCGCTGTCACAAGTCACTGTAGCGCTACTCCGTAAGGGCGATCTCGCAGGAGCGCTCCGCTCCGTCGCTGCATCCAGTGCCGATCCCGAAGTCGCTGCCGTGGCAGAGAAGCTAGCCAAGGTCGTTGGTGATACCAAAGTCGAGGTGGTTAAGTCAATCGCCCCCGGCGTACTTGGGCGCTACGCGGTAAAAGACAACACCATCCTACTGGCGCAGTTTGCTGGGTTTCGAAACAATGTCGCAGTAAACGGCCTTAACACCCACGTGCTCCTGCACGAGATGACGCACGCTGCCACGGCGTTCACACTTGTAAACAAGGGCCACCCGCTGACCCGCAAGCTGAAGAAAATCTTCGAAGAAACCAAAGAGTTTATGCCCACTGCGTATGGCTCTACCAGTATCGAAGAGTTCGTGGCCGAAGCATTCTCAAACCCCGAGTTCCAGTCCATGCTGGCGGGGCTCAAGATTGAGGGCGACCCACTCACCCCATTCGCAAAGATCAAAGCTGCGATCTCCAACTTCCTGCGCTCGCTTGTCGGTAAACCTGTTAAGCCCGTTCAATCGGCGTTGGAGCAAACCACCAGCATCATCGACAACATCCTCGCCCCCGCACCGGGTAACATCGGCACCGGTGAGTTCTTCATGCTGTCGCCAGTAGCTGCAGGTAAGCGCATCGCGGAAATGCTTGGGGACATACAAAAGCAGTCCAAGCCAGTGACTAAGGAGTTTGCGCAGAAATTTGCAGACAATACCCGCGAGTTCTTGCGGGGCACCGCCACTGACAAAGCGAAGCGCGGCATGCTCGGCTTCCTACCATCGCAGGCGGTGGCAGACGTTGCTGAACGCAGCGGTATCAAAGGTGCCATGGACCTGCACAAGCTCATGGAAGAGCAGCGTGGCGCTATCAACAAGTCAGACCAAGCCGTTGAAGGCGTCCTAAAGTCTGTCGCCAACTGGGTGAAGTCACATCAAAACCAAGTCGATGCGTTGAACCGTGTGGTCTATAAGAGCACCATCGAGCAGGTTGACCCCTCGAAGCCGATATCAGCGTACGCCAACGACCCAGAAAAAGCTAAGGCGTGGCGTGACATGCGCAACGACTGGCGCGCGCTGTCCTCTACGGGTGGCGACAAGGTGTACGCCCAGATGCGCGACACGTACAAAAAACAGTACGAGAAGATGCGCGACGTAATCTACGGCAAGATCGACGAGACGATCACCGATGAAGCTGCGCGTAAGAAGCTGAAGAACGAGGTGTACGCACGCCTGTTTGAGAGCGGCACCATCGAGCCTTACTTCCCACTGACACGTGCGGGTAACTACTGGCTGTCCTATGTTGCCGAGGGTGAGTTCACCGTCGAAGCATTTGAGACCATGGCAGAGCGGGACCGTGCGATAACTGACCTAAAGGCTGATACATCAGTTAAGGACGTCGAGAAGTTCGTCAACATAAACAACGCAAGCTACGCCAAAGCACCGCCGTCGTCGTTCGTGGGTCAGACACTGCAAACCCTTCGGGCAAATAGGGTGCCCGATGACGTGCAAGCTGAGATCATGCGGCTGTTCATCGAGACGCTGCCAGAGACGTCGTTTGCTAAATCGCTCCAGCGGCGTAAGGGCACCGCAGGGTACCAAGAAGATGCGATCTTCGCGCTCAAGACCAAAGCCTTCGATCTTGGTCGGCAGGTGGAGCGCCTGCGGTACAGCGCCAAACTCCGCACCCTGCAGGATAGCATCAATGAGGATAACCGGCCCAACCTGACAGAAGAAAACAAGTACATCGTAGACGAGCTAAACCTGCGCGCCGACTTCGCACGTAACCCTCCGGGGGATGGGCTGGCCCAAGCTGCTAACCGAGCTGCGTTTGTCTTCACGATCGGCTTCAACGCTTCGTCCGCTGTGGTCAACCTCTCGCAGCTGCCTATGTTCGTCTACCCGATGTTTGCTGGCAAGTATGGATACGGCGCTGCAGGCCGCGCCATCATGGATGCGTCTAAGCTCGTTACCAGCAGTGGGTTCAATCGTAAGAGCGACATGGTCGCCCCCTACGGCAATGAGAAGAACATCAAGGTCCGCGCGATGCCAAGCATCGACAACTACTTTGAGCTCGATGCCAACGGCGACTACGTCGTGCGCAAGGACTTGGACTTAGAGCCTGAAGTCATCGCTAAGGTTGAAGAGCTAAAGCCGCTTGTTGCGATGATGGCGGCTCGTGGCCAGCTAAACCGGTCGCTGTTTGCCGATAACCTTGGCATCGACAGCTCTGGCCGGGAGCGCGGTATTATCGACACGGCTACCGCGGCTTCGGCGTTCATGTTCCACAACGTAGAAGTCTTTAACCGGCAGGTCACAGCCATCTCGGCGTATCAGCTTGAGCTCGCGCGCCTTAAGAAAGCAGAGCCAACCCTGTCCACTACAGAGATGCAGACAAAGGCCGCAGAGCAGGCATTGGAGGATACGCAAAGGACTAACGGCGGGTCGGTGCTTGAGACTGCGCCACGGCTCGGCCAGCAGGGGGATCGGGCGCGTCGCGCTTATGTATAAGACCTACGGCATCCAGATGTACTACTCCATGTTCAAGACCGTCCGCGACGGCATGGAGGCGCACTTCGCCGGGGATAAAGACGCGCGCAATGAAGCACTTCGGCAGTTCGCTGGGGTGACTGGGGCGTCGTTCTTACTGGCAGGAGTCGTCGGCATGCCGCTGGCGCGTGAGCTCTTGCAGCTGATGAACCTGCTGTTCTTTGACGAAGAAGAAGACACCGCGGAGACACAGCTGCGCAAAGCGATCGGCGAAGGGTTCTACAAAGGCCCCGCAACTGCGCTTCTCGGCGTCGACTTGTCCAGCCGTATCGGTCTGTCGGGCCTCATCCTGCAGGCTAACCGGTTTAACCACGATGCCTCGCTCGAAGAGGACGTGTTCCACTATCTTGGGGGCCCTGCGTGGAGTACCATTTCTGGGTTTAATCGGGGTCGCCAAGACATTATGAACGGTGAGATCGAGCGTGGTGTTGAGGCCATGATCCCTGCCGGTATCCGCAACATGTATCAGGCTGCGTTCCGCTTCCCCAACGACGAAGGCATCTTGACCCGCCGCGGCGACCCGATCATGGACGACCTGTCCTTCGGCCAACTTGCTGCGAAGTTTGTCGGCTTCGCCCCTGCCGATTACACCCGTACGCAGGAGATGAACCAGCAGACCAAGAACGTCGACCGGTCAGTAAACAGCGCACGGACTACGATACTGCGTCGTTACTATGTGGCTACCCGCATGGGTGACTCCGACGAGCGGCGTGCCATGATGCAGCGCATCAAGGACTTTAACCGTAGGCATCCCACGGCCCGTATCGACGCTGACTCCCTGCGTCGGTCTATGCGGCAGCACATGGAGACATCAGCTACGATGTATAACGGCATCTCGATCAGCCCGAACATGCGCCGTGCGTTGGATGAGAGCCGTGACGAGTGGAACCAAGGGTTCCAACTCTTTGATTAAAAAAGCCCCCCACGGTGAGGTGGGGGGTTAGTCAGGGAGGAGGAGAACATACAGAAACCTAGCGGCTTCTCCATGAGCAACTTCACTGTATCACAACGTACGCCACACGCGTAGCCCAAATCGACCGTCCTCGATACGCTCCTGCACCTGCATAGAAATCTTACGCCGCGCAGCAATTTTGCTAAGCTGCTTCTCTGCGAGCGCGGTGTTAACGCAGGGTACGAACACTGACATGCCCACCTTCATACCGTCCCAAGGGATGATGATCCGAACACCATCGGGATGCAGGTCGTCCAGTCTAGGTATCTGAACCATCGGCATCCTCTACATCCAACTCAAAATCGACCTCGATTACATCCACCGGCGGTAGGCGCAGGTTGGTGCCTTTGGTGATCCGCATCTTACGCTTCGTAGCGCCCTTGTTTTTCACGAGGTCGAGGATGCACGACGAGTAGTCGATCTGCTGCTCAAGGCACCATGTCTTAAACGGTTTCAGCAGGATAAAGGCTTTCTTGGTGTCGGACTCGTACCGCGCGACCAGCTTCGTACGCGGGTTTGCCTCTGGCATAATCAGGGCGTCTATGCCGTTGACGTCGCCGTTGCGCTTTATGATGAGTAGGTTGCCGTTATGCTCGGCAAAGAAGTCCGCCAAAATCTGGCTAGAAGATGTTGTCATGTCTTCGGTAACGCCTTGGTTATAGCGCACCAGCTCAATCGCAAACTTGAACATCGCTGCTGTATCGTAGTTCACAAGCCCGAGCTTCTTGGCAATGATGGCAGCGGTCATGGTCTTAGTGATGTACTCCGACCAGAAGCGATTCGACGAACCCAAGTTACACTTAATGTCGACGCGCTCACGCACCTTCTCTTCCAGTGCGTTTATGCCGTCCATGTTCTGCATGTAGTGCTGGACAAACACCACCCCAGCGTGGCCGTAGTGTAGCGGCACGTTCTTTGAGAAGTCGTCAGTCATCGCCTTGTCACCACTGCCGTCGAAGAACTTATCAACGCGCGCTTCCAGCACTCGCTGGGCCTCTGCTTTCGGCGCGGCTTTCGCCAATGTGATCTTTTCCACGAGGCTCATGTTGCCGGTCGAGAGGGCTAGAAACTTCCACTCAAACCCACGGGTGCGCTCTTGGTTCGCCCCGCCTTCCATGCGGCCCCGCTGCATGCCCTCGGTAATCGCGTAAGTCATGTCCGATGCAGCCAAGGGCCGCATGTTAGTGATCTCATCGGTAGCGAACAAGATGTTCTTGTACACCTCTGCACGGTTCATACGGTGGTTCATGGTGTCCCGCTCTTTCAGCAGCAGACCCATTGGGCGACCCCACACAGATAGTGCCATGAACATAGCCGTGGTCTTCCCAAGGCCGGAGTCCTTGCTAAACATGTGCAGGAGCCCGCCGTTCATCGGCGAGGAGTGCATCAGCGCGCTGCCGAAACTGGCGCACAGTGCGAATTGATAGAGCTCCATGCCCGGCTTGTTAAAGAACTCTGCGTTCTGTCTCCACCCGTCGAGGGTGCCGCGCGGGGTAAGCGCGTCGAACAAGCCTGCGGTCTTAATGGATGCAGGGTTAAAGTCTATTCTGTCAGGGAATATCTCCCTGTCGCCAAGGATAAACGAGCCGCAGTTATCATCAGCCCAGCCGAACTGTGCGCGCGCTATGTCTGCTGCGCCTTGCTGCTGCAGCTCTTCGATCCAGCGGATAGTGTAGGCCATAAGTTCCTCCAGATTTTTACCGAAGGCGGTGACGCCCTTGGCCCCAATAGCTTTACGAAATTCGTCCTTAGACGTTACAGCGATCTGCGGGACGGTGAACTCACGCACCCCGTCCTTTGGTAGATGCAGCCGGAACACCAGCGCGTCGGCGTCGCCGTCAGTCACCCGCCGCACAATGTATAGGTCGTTATGGTATATGCACTTCTCAATGGTGTCGCCGTCAGCGTCTTCGCCTCGGACATAGATGCCCCCGTTGGCCCCACGGAAGTAGGGCTTGGGGTATGTCGGTATAACATAAATCTCTGGCTGCGCAGCGGGCGCGGCTTTGGGGCTCGGTGCGACCTCAATCACGTTGTCTGCTTCAGTGGCCTCACGGGTTCGTGAGCCAAGGACAACCGGCGACTTGATCTTACCCCACAGCGGGCACCCGCTGCAGACGCCGTCGTTGTACTCGTCGAACGTTGTGCAGAGGTATGGGCCCTTGATGCGGTCCATCTTATTGAACATCTCGTCCGGCGTGAACTCAGGATGCCGCTGCGAAATCTTAGTAGCTGCGCTATCCCCATCGGCACAATGCTTGGCGATCGACAGCCCTGCCCGCCACAGCGGCTCCGACATAGTCTCTTGATTGCGGTAGATATAGGCCAGCTGCATGCAGCCTTTACCCTTCGCGGTCTTCAGCATGATGTCCTTGAAGTAATGCTCGCGGTTGCCCATGAGCGCGTCCATCACAGCGTTGCTACCGCTGACCGGCGTAAACTTCTTTGGAACTGGTATCGGGTCGTTGCCCATAAGCTCTGAAAATTTATCGAAAGATACAGGCGCTACCGCGTCCATACCTAAAACCCTAACGCGTTTAGGTGGGTTGTCCTTATGGTTATGAGTGCCCGGCATGCGTAGGATACGCGCTGCATCAGACGTTACTGCGGGGTCAGCCTTGAAGCCATGCTCCTTGCACTTTGCCTTGAGGCGCTCAGCCACAGGCACCCACTCGGCCAGCGTCACGTCTTCATTGAGCGGCCAGTAGACGTGTATCCCTCGGCCCGAGTCTACCGTAATCGGCTTAGGCAACCGCATCACTTTGCAGAAGCGGCGGAGCTCTTGCAGTGCGGTTGCTTGGTCAGGAAACTTCTTGGGGTTATCTGCTTCGCAGTCGAGGTCGAGGTAGAACGCGCGCTTGCGCGCTATGTTGTCAGCTTCTCGGGAAGCATCGGTGCCGAAAGTGCCGACCGCATAGTAAGAATTGTAGCCGTTCTGGTCAAACGCCGTGTTGGCGTCCATGAGCTGATCTATCGAGTCGTAGAACTTTTGTTTACGGCGGCTCGTTTCCGCATGTATTGCAAGGACGCAGTACCAGCCTTCGCGGGCCAGCACGCTCTGCAAAAATCTTTTTGTTTCCATTGCTCATGCCCACAGAAGAGGAGGCCGTGACCACTAGGTAGCCACGGCCCGTTAAGTGATTACTCGTCGTCCCATGCTTCGACAAGATCACCGAGGTCATCGCCAGAGGCTTTTACTTCCTCTTTTTTCGACACCTTCTTTGGCTCTTCTACGGCTTCGCCTTCGTCCTCATCTGCAAGGACGTTGTTAGACTTCTTGGGCTCAGCCTTTTTCGGCTCAGCCTTCTCCAAAGCTTTCACGCCGTCTACTTTCGACACAGTCATAGTCAGTGCACGTGTGACGTCTTCGTGCTCACGCAGCTTGAGGACTTCTTTGAGGTCACCCTCATCCAGTGGGCGCGCTGCCTTAAAGAACAGCTTGGGTACATCGCTATCCTCGTCGAAGAGCAGGGTAGTGACGACTGCTTGGATCGGTGCGCCATGGGCCTTGAGGTAGCGGGCGTATGCCTGCATCGGCATGTTGCCGTTCTTGGCTTCGCCGAACACCGAGGTAGCCGACAGCTGGACTTGGTAGACCTTATCGTAGCTGTTCTCCAACGCCACAGCGATACGCTGCGAGAAGCGGCAAGCACGTGTTTCACCTTGGCCGGAGCCGCGGACGTTCATTGCGCAGTCTGCGCAACGTGACGCTTGACGTTGATCCTCGGGCACGTCCGGTGCAGGACGCTCAGTATCGGCGGACCAGCATGTAGGCGGAGCCGCTTTCTCAGGGTCGTAGACGCCAGCATAGTAGGTGCGAGACACCTTGGCAGCGTCGAGCACGACGACGTTCAGCGATCCGCTGCTGTTCACGCTGACTTGTTCGCCACCAACCAGCTCACGGAAACGTGAGCCCTTGAAGCTGATACGGCGCATCGAGCCGCCACCGCCAGCAAGGTTGTCGTTGGCCTGCAGCAGCAACTTGAACAGGTCACTGTTCACAAGGCTGTTGCCCTTAAAGAGTTCTAGGTCACTCATGTGCGTTCTCCTTACGCGTCTTCGTCAGCATCGAAATCAAATTCGAGCTGCACTTCATCAACCATGGGTTCACCCATGGACAGTACGGAACCTTCGACGCCGGTAACAGCGACGGTGGTACTTTGTGTTTCACTTTCTTCCTTCTGCATTGCCATCAGAGCGGTCTGCACATCTGCACGGTTGAAGCGATATGTGTTGCCGAGTTTGATGTAGGTACTCTCAGGGATGTGACCCTGCCGCACCCACGCACGGATGGTAGAGACCGACACGCAGAAATACTGCGCGAGGCTCTCAATGGTTACGAACGGGCTTTTGTCTTGGGTCTCCGTCATTTTTTCCTCACAGAGATTGCGTACTCCGAGTCCACGTTAAGGCCCGGAGGTACAGTGTCGGGGTTCTCGTCCAGAAACTGCTTAACAACAGTCTGGTTCAGACGCTTCTCAAAGAACTCTGGCACTGCATTTGTAAGAATAAACTTGTTCATGGAGTCCCAGTCACTGGTCCAGTAGCGCTTCTTTACACTGCGGTAGAACAAACCTTCCGAGGTACGAACGCTCTCGACGTTGTGTTCTTTGCAGTGGTCCAGCAACGCGCGCTTGACCTTGTCTTGCTGTGCTTTGAGGTGGTCGTCTTCTTGCTTGAATGTGGCCGACAGTTCCGCGCGCTTGTCTCTTATTTTTATATAGATGCGCGTCAGCTTCTCGACCGATACAGTGGTATCGCTCATGGTGTTCTCCTTTAGCTAGAAGTCTTAGATACTACCTAATCTTACGCTAGTCAAGTATCTGTTTGTATAAGTCGATAATTTTTGTGTGTACGTCAATTCTGTTATCAAGCAGCGCGTACACGTGTTTTTCTACAGCAGAGCCCTGCAGCTGCACGACAGTACATGGGTGCTTTTGTCCCGACCGGTGGACCCGCGCGTTAGCCTGTGCATAGGTCTCCAGTGAGGATGTTGGCCCCCACCATACGACAGTATTGGCTGCGGTTAAAGTCACACCATGTGCTGCTGACTGGGGCTGGATCACCAATATCTTGGGGTCAGGGGTCTCTTGGAAGCGTTTGAATATCTCGGTCCGCCGCGTTACAGGCACGTCGCCGCGAATCACCTCGGTGGTCACCCCGTCCTTGCGCAGCTTGTCCACAAGAATGTCGATCGTGTGCCGGAACGGTACAAACACCAGCACCTTCTGGCTGCTTTCGTCGATGACTTCTTTCAGTACGTTGTACCGGTTCTTGATGTCGAACTCTAACGTCGAGCCGTCGTCGGTGTAGACCGCCCCTGCGCTGATCTGCAGTAGCTTGTTCATCACGATCGCTGCGTTGACCGCGGTGACTTCCTCGCCAGCCGCTTCCATGACGAGCTTGTTCTTCAGCTCGTTGTAGTACTTCTTCTGCTGGCGTGTTAACTCAACGACCCGCTTCACATAGGTCATGTCTGGCAAGTCTAGGCACTCGTCCTTGGTAAACCGGATAGCTGGCTGCAGTGCGTTGTAGACAGTCTCGGTGGCACCCGGCTTCTGCATCCACTTGAACTGCGTGATCTTCATCATCACTTGGTCGCGGAACGACCCGAAGTACCGCGGGACAGCGCTGGGGTTGACCAGCTTGGCTAAGCCAAACGCATCGAGCGGCGACTGCGCCGCTGGTGTACCCGTCATCATCCAGAGCCATGTGTCGTCAGTGATTAGTCGGTTTAGGCATTTCCACCGCTTGCTCTGTGAGTTCTTGTAGTGCGTCGCCTCGTCAACAATGATGAGGTCGAACTTGCCGTTGCGTATCTCTTCCTCGACGATCTCGACGCCATCGAAGTTAATGACGACGAACTCAGCGCCAGCGTTGATGATCTGTTTGCGCTTTTTGGCGTCGCCATGGGCCACGCTTACCGTCCGGTGCATAGCCACCTCGAACAAGTCAGCGCGCCACGCGGAGTCCATAATAGACAGCGGGCAGATAACCAGTGCGCGACGTACCTTGCCTTGCTTCATCAGGAAATCTGCAGCCCAGATAGCCGATGCGGTCTTGCCAGTGCCCTGCTCGTTGAAGCAGAAGGACTTCCTATGCAGCGTGAGAAACTCGGCGGTTGTCCTCTGGTGGTCCATCGGCTTGTACCGGCCCGGCCAGTCGTATCGCCCAGAGATCGGTGAGGGTGCCTTGACCCCCAGACTGCGGAGGGTCTGCACCTCGTCGACGCCCCAGCTTACCGCTACTTCGTGCGGTCCGGTTGCCTTACTCTTAGGGATCGTTTCAGTGACACGTTTTGGATTGCGCAACTTAAGCAGCAGCGCCTTGCCGTTGATGATCTTCATGTTCTCTCCAGTGTTAGTGAGGCACTAACGTTTTTTGGGGCTGCTCAGTGCACCGCCTGCAGCTCTGTTTTTACTCTGGCTTTGCACGGTGTACCCGTCCTTGTTCGTGCCGCCTTTAGAGAGCGGCTTCTTATGCGCGATGTCTTTACCCTCACGCTTATCGGCTTTACCGTTACCGTTGGCATCCTTGCCGGTCTTGTCCATGGCGCGGCGGGCGCGTTGCCGCTCCATTCGATCAGTATGCTCGCCGCGGGACTTCTGCTGTTCGTACTCTTTCTTGTACGGACGGGGCTTCTTTGTATATGGCATCAGTTTGCTCCGTTGTGTGGACACTCTAAAACCGGGCAGTGTTTGTGGCACAGGCCGCTCGGCCTCGGGTTCCATACATCTACATCAAAAGCCTTCTTCATGGCAGCGTGTTTTGCTAGCCACTTGCGCCACAGCTCTTCCTTATTGAACTCAGTGTAGTTTGCTTTGACAAGGTCGTTGGCTACCACAAACAGCAACCCTGCACGGATGCGCTTAACCTGCGGGAAGTGTGCGAACACTGTCAGTGCCATCAACTCCAACTGGCCCTTGTCTGCGTACCGCGCGGACTTCCCAGTCTTGTAGTCAATGATCCATGCAAGGTCGCCATCAAGGATGATGAGGTCGGCGATACCACGGAACCAAACGTCTTTATCAAAGAACCCACACGGAGTTAGGTTTTCAGTAAGTCCCATCTTACGCTCACACAACTTCTCACCTGTGCGGGCTTTGAGTGAGTCGAGCACCTTGGTCACAAAACTGAACTTCGGCGGGATCGGCTTGTCGTCCCGCATGAACTCCTCGGCAGCTTTGTGGAACTCGGAGCCGTAGCGGATTGCTTCGGTCTCCGCGAACGGGAACTGCTTGAGGACGTTCACATGGTAGAACTGCTTGGGGCAGGTCTCGAAAGACTTCAGTTTACTGTAGGACCAAGGCGCTGCGCTCATTCACATTCTCCGTAGCTTTTTGCTGTTCCTGCTTCGCAGTCCACGGGTAGGCCAGCGGCCCAGTCCGGAACCCAACGCATTGAGTCTTCGATGTATGCCTTGGCCGCGTCAGTTTCGGCGTCGGGTACGCAGCATACGATAGAGTCATGCACAGTCAACACTACTTTGTATCTCTTGGCAATACGTAACATCTGCTCACCAATGATACAGCGTGCTATGGCTTGGCAGACGTTCTCTACCACCTTGCCGCCGTAGATTTTATTGTCTCCCCTGCGTACCTTATAGTAATACTGCGGGCCTTTTTCTTCCTCGACTGCGAACAGTCCGCTGTAGTACATAGGCAACCCGCTCGGCATAATGAGTGCCTTATTGGCGGGGTCCACTCCGATCACACCAGATTTGCCGAAGGTCACCTTGTCCCCCTGCGCCATGTAACGCAGCATGACCTGCGCTTCTTTCCACAGGTTGCTGATGTTCCAGTTAGCGTCGCGGTAGATGTTGATGACCCGCCGTGCTTCGTCGAGGGGCATGTCAAACCCGAACGTCTTTAGCTGCGCTTGGAACTTGACCGCACCCATGCCGTAGCCCGCACCGAGGATTGTGGTCTTACCAACAAAGCGCTGGTCCTTGGTCACGTCGTCTACCGCTACACCGTAGATTGTTGACGCCATCTTCTTGTAGACGTCTTCTCTGTTAGTGAACGCACTAACAAGGTCTTCCTGCCCAGCCAGCCATGCAAGCACCCGTGCCTCGATCTGTGCGGAGTCGGCCTCAATAACCGTATGCCCTTGGGGCGCGATGATCGCCTTCTTCAACGACTTGGCGTTGGGCCCCCTGCTCGGCAGGTTCTGCAGGTTGATCTTATCGTCGCCACCCCAGCGCCCAGTATGCGCAGCATAGTAACGCACAGGGACAGGTAGCTTGCCGCGCTCGGCGATGCCGATGAACCGCTGCGTCCTTGTCTCTTCTAGCGTGGACTTGGTGCCCATCCGCGCAGACACGAGTGCTTGCACCCGATCGTCATCGTGCTCTAGAAGCGCCTTAAACTCTTCGTCATTCTTGGCAAAGGCGAAGGTCTCCTTGCCCGTCGTGGGGCTTACCTTCATGGGCGGAGCGACGCCTAGCATGTTCAGCATGAGCGCAAACTTCGGGTTCGACATGAGGTCGCTCTTGTCCTCGATGCCTGCATCGACGAGCAGCTTCTCCTTGCGTTCCTGCACCGCTACGAGGTGCGCTTCTAGCTGTGACTTGTTTAGCTCTAGCGTCGGCTCAGTAAACATGCGCAGGGTCAGGTCGATCAGGCGAAGCTCCTTCATCGGGAACTTCTTGGCCATGATCTGAAACAGGCTGTAAGTCAGCTCCACATCGTTGATGCAGTAGTCCCCGTAGGTGCTGAGTTCTTCTGGTAAGAAGTCCAGACGTCGCTTGCCCATGGCCCGCACTACCTCGGTGCCCTTGACGCCTACGCCATAGCGGTCGGCCACAGCCTTGAGGGATGCAGAGGCTTCGACCCCGTGCAGTGCACGCGCCATGTGCATCGTGTCGGCTAGCGCCTTGGGGTGAACGTCGAAGTGCCACGACGCTATGGCACCGTCGAACATGGTGTTGTGCGCCAGCATCATGCTGTTAGCCCAGTCAAACCGCTGCAGATACTTCTTGATCTGCCCCATGGTCCCGCTGGCCCATTCGGGCTCACCGTTGTTTACCTTAACGCTGACGCCAACGACTTCGAACCGCTCGTCGCGGATATACCCTTCGGTCGTCATCTTCGACAGGGAGTAGTCCTTGTCATAATAAGTCTCCATGTCAAGTGTAATCAGGTCCATTTTAGTCCTCCGATATATCTTTATAGGTTTCACGACGAACAAGGAGGCTTATGACGCGTTGGCTGACACCGTATTTTGCGGCTAGGTCCACCTGCCGAGTCCCCCCGGCGTCATATGCCTTGCGTATATCCACCACCTGCGTGGCGGAGAGCTTTGCGTTTGCGTGGCCGCTCCGTGGTTGCACCTTGCGACCCTTTGTGTAGGCGTCGAGCAGGTTGGTGCGCATCGAGCCAAGAAATAGGTGTTTGGGGTTGCAGCACAGCCGGTTGTCGCACTTGTGCAGGACAAACCGTCTGTAGCGCTTTGCCTTTCCTTCGTGCCTAAACCCCATTTGTAAAGCTATACCACCATAGGTCAGGGCATAAGCCACGCGATGTGCTTGCACATTGTGCCCGTGCCACGACAGGTTACCATAACCGCTGCTGGTAGTAGCTCCTTGCCATTCCCAGCACTCGATGCTGGCCCCCTGTCGTACGCGGGACCAAAAGTTTTCGGGAGTGTTTTTCTTGCTCATAGTTACTCATAAACAGTCTACATGCCTATAGTCAAGTGTTATCAGGTCCATTTGTGTTCCCCATATATCGCTGCAGTGAGTGCAGGGTTTTCTTTGCTTGATAGTCGTTGGGCTTCGACGAGTTGTTGCCGATGCAAACAACCCGCTGTCCGTTGTGATGCAGGAAGTAGTGATCGCGCTTCTTCACTACTTCCCACCCGTCATCCAGCTGCTTAATCGTTTCTCGTATTAGCGGGTGGACTTGCTTCGGTATTGGGTCGGTCATCTGCTTCTCCTTGCATCTCAATCAGCCGCTGCAGGTGGTGCACAGCTTTCTGTATGTCCTGCATCCCGCCTTTGCTTCGCTCACGTGCGAGGTAGGCGATCGCTACACCCTTGTGGTATCCGCGGTACTCTTCTGGTGTGAGCCATGCTTCCATAGCTTCCCAAGGCTGCACAGCCATGTCCTTATAATGCGCGCCACCGACTTGGTTGTCTAACGCACTCGGTGTTTTGTTAGTGTGCACACTAACCTCCTCGCTCCAGTTGGGCGACGAGATACGGGCCATCGTTTGCTCTGCAAACTCCTCGCTAACGTCACAATTAATTCCTACGTCGTACGCCGTGGCCTGCCGGTTCTTCAGCAGGTATGCCCATACTCTTTCTTCTGTCAGGTTATAGGCCACGTTGTTTTCTCTGCGCATACCAAATTCCAAATTTCCATAGTAGTTTATAGGGTGACCACTTCGGGGCCATGACCAACGCCATGTGGCACCACATCTCAACTTCAAAATACTTCTGTGATTTACTCGATGCCATCTGGCACCGCCTTTGTTAGTGTATCCCTAACATGTTTCATGTTGTCCTCATTGACTACTAACGCCACCCCGCCGGTTTCGGCGATGTGCTTAAGGTTCTTTTCTTGCAAGGGTGTCGGCTTGTTCTTGCCTGCCTTGCACTCAATCCCGAAGAACGTTCCTCGATAACAGCCCACGATGTCGGGTACGCCGCTGGCACCATAGCCTCCAGTCACGGGGTAGAAGTAGTAAGCACCCATGTCCTTAAGCTGCTGCACCACGACCTTTTTAACTTTAGCTTCCGGCGTCATTGCCATTCGCGGCCCCCTCTGCATGTGCGTCGCGCACCATTTCTGTGATGTATTCGGCCACTGATGCGCAGCCGATTTTGTCCGCCTCAACCGCCAGCCAGTCCAGCTGGTCCGGTGTTAGCCCAAGCAGGATGTCGCTCATAAACCCCAACTTAATCTTACGGTTGGCAAACAGGTATTTTACCCGCTGTCGCGGTGTTGATTTATTCTTGCGTGGCGGGACCATGCCCGCCTTGCGCGCATCGACGACAGCCCTGACGACCTTGGTATACCCGAAGCCGGTGGCTAGTTGTATCGCAGCGTGGCTGTGACCTGCCATGTGCAGTTCAGCAACGCGTCTCGTGTCATCACCCATCATGGCCGTGCAACCGGACGCAGGAACGGGATGCCAGTATCGCGGCAGTATGCGTCCACTTGCTGGCCCCAAAGCGCCTCCAATGCTTCGACCATCGCAGGCATCTGGTCGCACACTGCAACCGTTTTGCCTGTGATGTGGCCGACTTCCATCGATCCGATTGCGAAGATGATTAGGTAAATGCTGGTCATTGGTTTTCTCCTTTCATAGAGTCTGCCATCTCCACAAGGCGTTGCAGGTGGTGGATGGCCTTCTCGATATCCTCTAGGCCGCCCTTGTCCCGCTCTCGTGCGAGGTAGGCGATGGCCACGCCCTTGTGGTACCCACGGTACTCGTCTGGTGTGAGCCATGCTTCCATGGCCTGCCATGGCTGGATGCCCATGTCCTTGTAGTGGTTGCCGCCAACCTGTGTGGCCAGTGTAGATGTAGTCATAGCTTTCTCCGCTGCTTCTCTAATAAATACTTCTCGTGGTGTGCCGACCCTGTCGAGCAGGCTCTGCGCAAACTGTTCAGTCACACCACAAACATCGGCGGCCTCTGCCTGCTTCTTAGATAAATCCTGCATCACAACACCCGCGCGTTGCTGGCATAGTCGACCGCGATCAGGTGCAGCGCCTGTGACTTTGCGTCGTCCAGCGCGTTGTGATGTGTGCCTGCGCGCTCCATCTTCACCTCGGGATATAGGCCCTTCACGGTGCGGTAGCACTTGTCCTTCCAGAACTCCCACATCGGCACACCGCAGCGCTTGCCAGACTCGTGCATAATCACGTTGTCGAACGTGGCCCCGTTACCCCAGACGCCTTTGAGGTTGTCGCCGTAAGAGCAGACGAACTGCATGAAGTGCCGCAGGCCTTCTTCAAGACCAACGGCATCATCTTGCCTGTCGGTCAGCGCGTCCTGCGCGATTTTGTCTTGCCCCAGCCACCACATGACAGTGGATGGGTCGATCACGGCACCGGAGCGCACAGCGCTGTGCAGGGACACCGTGCAATAGAACTCTCGGTCAATCCCTTTGGCGTCGAACGCCACGGCGCCGATGCTGACGATTGGCGCATCTGCGCGGGTGCCCATGGTTTCTAAGTCGATCATGATGTGCATTTTGGTTCTCCTTTGTTATGTCTCAGGCATAATGCCGACCGCTTATTCAGTCTCTCCCAAGAAACTCATTGTGTCCTTGGCCCACATGCAGAACGTTCGCCAGCTTGGCCTCCAGTTCCTCGATGCGGTCGGCTTGTGCTAGCATCACTCTCCGCACGTCGGGCGATATGTATTCAGCCAGACGCTCAACGCTCATTCGGTCAATGCTGGTCATGTCTCTAATCTCCATTCCATGTTTCTGTTTCTGATCTCCTCCAGCAGTTCGTCCGCCTTCGGGTTGTCGTGGCGCAGGCAGGTCTTGTAGCAGTTGAGCAGGTACTCATCGCCCAACGTATCAATCCAGACGGGCCCATCGTGGCTGAACCACTGACCTCGGCCCACACGTTCTTGTGGGT